CAGACATGAGGATGGACAAGTGATCCAGGATGATCCAACCAACTTCCTTGGCGAGTGCCATGAACCGGCAGTCGGAAAGAATTGCATCAGGGTCCACAGAACCAAAACCATCTCGCAGGTATACCCTGCCAGTACCCAAGGAGGCATCGAACGCAGTCTTGAGATCATCCGTAGGCAGTTCGTTGTTGAGGTGGAGAGGACGGTTGGCCTTGACAGACATGAGTCGCAAGGCGGTGCGTTGGAGGTTCTCCTCAAGAGCAATATAGCCTACACTTTGGTTCTGGTCAACCAGCAGTTGGGCTACCTCACCACAGAAGGTCGATTTCCCCACCCCTGATCCAGCCGTGACTGTGACCAGTTCGCCTCGTCGAAGACCACCAGTAACGGTATTGAGACAACTAAAGGGCCAATCAGCATCCCGACCATGGAGAGGGCGAGTGGCCAGATCGAATAGATCTCGACCATCGATGACTGTTTTGGGTGAGTAGGACTTCTTGTTCCACAGGGCCTGCCTGATGGCTTCCCCATCCTTTGCGATGAGGGCTTCGTTTGCGTCTTTGTATGGATGGGTCTTGGCTATGAACAGTCGATCGTGTGGAAACAAGCTCGCGCAGTCTTGTGCTGCTTGAATCCCAGCATCATCATTATCAAAGAGGAGGATGATCTCCTCAAAGCCCATGATCCACTTCAGTTGGTGTTGGAGGGCTTTCTTGGCTGCCTGTGCTCCATTGGGGAGGCTGACGACTGGCCAACTATTTCGAACCTGAAAGACACTCAGACAGTCGAACTCTCCTTCGGTGATTACAAGGGATTTACCTTGCCCCCAAAGTTGCTGACCAAAGAGTGTATGGTCTTCGTTCTTGCCTACCCAGCGAAAATCCTTCTCAACATCACGAGCTTTATACGCGACGAGCTGTCCAGTTTGCGAGTAGTACGGGAACTGAACAACCTTTGAATCACGGTCAAGTCGAACATTGAATTTACGGCAGGTCTCTTCAAGAATGTTTCGTGTCCGAAGGGGAACAATTTCCCCAGAGAGTTCCATAATTGATCTGCGATGAGGCTTGTGAACATTGATGGAGTCTGAACCTGGAGCCCAGTGCCCGCAGGAGAAGCAATACGAATGGCCATCAGTGTAGAGGCTGTTCGCATCGCTACTCCCACAGGCTGGGCATGGTTCATGCCTTACGAATTCGGAGTCGGATTCTCGAACCATTCCAAGGGGATGTTGTAGGAAGGAGCCCACGGAAACCCATTCTTTTCTGCCCACATAGCGTAGGTAGTTTTGCTGGTTTTCGTGAGCGTATTTCGCGGCGCTTGGAACACCAGACGAATGTCTAGCTCCGGATGCTGCTGCTTGACGGCTAGCATCTTGCGTCGATCTTCCGGCTTGAAGTACCCCTTGGCTTCAAGAATTACCCCGTTGGGCAGTATGAAGTCAGGGGTGTATACAGCCGATAGGGTATAGTTGAGGTGAAGGCTTTCATACTCAAACTTGTACCCATTAAGCTCGAACCACCGGGCCAGCTTCTCCTCCAGTCGGGACCGGTACTTTGCCATCAGAACGGGAGTTCGTCGTCAGCATAGCCGGTAGGACCATCGCCTGGATCTTCGGAGGGTTCAAAACTAGGGCTATTAGACTTGAATCCAGCAACCTTACCAAAGAGAGTTGCCACTTCAGTTTCATCCAGCCCGCCGCTATCAGAACCTCCAGAACTAACCAGCTTGATGATCTGTGCGCCACGCACCTTAAAAGAGCAGCCAACCTTGGTGGCATAGACATAGGGACGAAGGTCAATGATGAGACGAACAGTTGTCCCCTTCCAGATCTGAGTTTCAAGATCGATGGGAATACCATCGCTGTCAACCCAGGGGAACATGGGGTTGCTACTGTCACCACCGTAGGAGTACTTGACTACACCCTCTTCATCCCACTTGGGAAGTTCTTCCGTGTAGCGCTTACCATTCTGCTTGTTCTTAGCAGCAGCAATTGCCTTCTCGTAGCCACGATCAAACTTAGCAAGATTCTCTTCGGGAATCCTAAAGGTGATCGAGCAGTTGTTGAATTTACCAGACGGCTTAAGGGC